CAGAACGCAATAGGCGCTCGTTCATGTCCTGGAGGGTGTCGCCAGCGGTGCAGATGAAACAGCCGCCATCGATGCCGTGATGACAGGTTGGGTCAATTGCCATTGTGGTCCACCTTGGCCAGAAGGAGGTTGAGCAGACGTTGACACTCAAGGAGGTTGTCCCTGATTGCCTCCTTGGCGATAGCTGCCACTTCGTTCCTTCGGCGTTCGATGCACCAATCGCATTGGTTTGCATCGCCGTGAGGACATTCGGCATTACACATCTTCATGCGGTCTCCTTTGGTCCTTCAGCGTAGAAGGCTTCTGCTAGCGTGCCGAAAGGTTCACGGTATTCCACATGTCCGCAGTCCCACAGGTCGCCGTGAGACGTGTGAATCAGAAGCCTCGAGCCATCCTCGCGATAGGCCAGGGAGCGCAGGCCGACCTTTGTGGCCTCGGTAAAGAGAGCCTGGAAGAATGCCGTGTCATGGGTCGACTCATCGACTGTGCCATCGGGATTGCGCTTACGAAGGTCCGCAGCTCGTCCAAGTTGATGCCAGCTACGAGACTGGCTAGCCGATGTGGTCCCACGCTTCTGGGCCTCTGCCTGTTGCGCCTGGCTCCTAAGCGTCTGGCCTACGTATACGTCGTGCCCAAGTGCAGCCATAGCGTCTATGACCTGCTGAACGCGCGTACGTGCCTCTGGAATGAGCTGAGAGAGCCTAAAGAACTCGTCCTTGTTCATGGAGGGCTAGTTTAGATGAACGTAGTAGCAAGAGGTTACGGGGATGTGTAATGTCAATGAGTCTTAAGTGTGAAAATTCTGTAGGGGGGAACTATCCCTCTTTCATCTCATCTCACTTTCCCCCTACCCCCTCCCCCTTTAATAGACTGAGGATTCGATACCCCACGTCATTGGTGTCATAGCCTACTCGGGATGCTTGCCTTCGCAGTGCTGGTTGCACACATGCTTAACGGTTCGCTGTCCACCTTGCCCATCAAGCGATAGGGCTCTTAGGCTCATGTGCTTAACGATGTCTCGAGGATGGTCGAGGAAGTGAATGGGCTTCTTAACTGGCGTTCGTAACCGTTTGATCATTGACTTTACTTCCTTTGGTTACTGACTGGTAACAGATTACAGGTAATGTCAAAGGGATATGTAAGCTAGCTGCTAGACAGGTTTAGAAGACTATGATTCTCTATGTCTCACGCGTGCGCACTCCGGATTCAGCGAACGTCAGTGAGCGACCTCCGATAGGTCCTGCTAGATTCCTGTAGCCGTTAGATGGGGAGGAGAGACCGTTGGTTTCGGCTCTAACGGAGCCATTAACTGGACCTCACAGCACCCCAGCCATCAAGCTAGCATTACCTAGCCTGCCACCATCTTGACATTACACGCGCGCGTTTATCTGCTAGGTTGCTGACTATGGGTACTTGCGCTGGAATTGGTCATCCAATCGCGGACAGGTGTCTGTGTGGGCTAGTGAACCAAACCCCATACGGATCTTGGATAGATTTAGCCCAATGGAATGCGAGCATGCAGAATGCTAACCGTTTGGGCCAAGCCGCGCAGAGTCAGTATCTGCTAGCTCAGAACTCCCAAATGGCTGGGAACATCCCGATAGAGGCACTCCAGGACGTTGGCCAGATGCTAGTGCATCGCGGAACGCCAGAGACCGCTAAGACCATCCTAGGCCGCGGCCCTTGTGAGGTATGTTCAGCGCCCAATTCGGTTCTCTACTACACATCGGCCAAGTCTTCCGATGGCTCAATAGCGACACTTCAGACATGCTGGGATTGCTGGGAAGCCATCAAGGATGACTGGCGCATGAGGCTTCCGCGCTAGCCGCTTGATTAGCGCTTCGACCTAGTCAATTCGGCTTTACTAGCCCAAACCTTCGCGTTGCGCGTTAGCCGGACCTCTAGCCAGGTCTCGACATCGGCCTTAGCGAATCGCCACACCTGTTTGAAGCCCTTGTGCTCAACGCGGCGAGCTGCCTTCAAGTGGCCTGCTCGCATGTCGTTACGTATTGTGTCGCGAGGCAGTCCCGTGGCTTTCACGAGCTCGGATATCAGGTACCAGCTGCGTACTTTCATTCGCAGTTTAGATGCCGCAAGTGCGTAGTTGTTGCTACACGCGCAACGTTGTTCGCGGTTTTAGACAACAAACTAGCGTAAACCGTTTCGCACCCAATAGAGTCGTTTACGTGATGTCGGATAGTTATGAGATTGCTAGCGCTGGCATTGGATGTGCAATGTCTTAGGGTCATGGAAAAGATGATGCTCAAGCAAATCGCGAAAGCCTGCTACCCCGAGTACAAAGGCCGCAAGTTCCATTACTGCGAACAGCGCGAATACCAGATGACCGATTATTGGTCTGAGGGCTCTCGTAACTACGCAATTGCTTACGAGGTATCGACTGGCAAGTCTGGTTTGCCGTCTGACATGGTCCATAACCCCATGAACGGTGGTGCCCATGCGCGGTTCGAGATTCCCCACGGTGTCGTCATTGTTGAGCACAGCATCTTCTGCGGTAAAGACTGCGGCATCACGATTTATGCGGCTTGCCGCGAGGGTCTGGAGTGTGACATTTGCAAGCCGGCGCTAACCGCATCTCGCTAGTTTCGTTTCTTGCGCTTGCCGTCAAATCCTTGACGGCGGTACGGAGGAAATGAACCATGGACACCAAGACACGTTTCGCGATTCGGCTCGTGCATTTCAACGCCGGTTGGCGCTATTGGGCCTTCGATGCGCACACGGGTTACGACGAGGAATATGGATTGTCTCCCAATGGCTACGGGACCCGAGAGGAGGCAGAGAAGTCTATCCAGGACGCATCTCACTAGTTCGCATCTTGCTCACGCGCATTACGGTGCGCGTCATGGAGGATACGAATCATGAAGAACAAAGACGGCTCTTGGGACAAATCAGTGAAGGCGATTGCCGACCAAATGAACACCATGGATTTCTTGGTGCTCGACGGCCGTGGTGGCGGCCCCGGTTTCTGTGCGGCATGCGACCGCATAGAATCCCTGGGCCTGACGGACCGAGATGGTTCCAAGACAGACATGGGTGCGTGGGTGTTGCAGTACGCCAAGGAAATGGAAGAAATCTAACCGTGGGACACATATCAAACGAATTTGGCGATTGCGTTTCATGGTGCCGCGAATGCGCCACGCTTAGGCGTCCGCGTGCCACAAAGCCGCTCAATCCCGCAGCGCAGGCCATGGGCCGTCAACGAATGGCCAAACTCACTCCACGGGAACGCTCTGAACTAGCTAGGAGAGCCGCTAGAGCGCGATGGCCAATCCCGCCCGCCACATGCCCTAACACCTTCCAATCGTCGCGCTATCAAGAGCCTGCGCGCTGTGAATTGCTAGAGGGCCACGCGGGCGAATGCGTGTGGGATAACAAACCGCCACGCTGACATTAATGTCATAGCTCGACACCGCGCAGCAATCGAAAGGGGCTGATTTCAGCGTCTGTTGAAAACGCTTTATCGGCTGAAATGCATATTTGATTTTGGGTTTAGGTTGCCTATCGCAATCAAACCCGAAATCACCTCAGCCAAATCGACCCCCATCAATCGAACCTGGCTACTACCCCCCTGGGTCTATCAGAGCTTCTAACACCCGTATCTCAATGTCCTGAGCCATAGGCGAATCACCAAGTATCACCTTGAGCGCTTGTATGACGTCCCTGCGACCAGCTTCGACACCTTGATTGAATCCAGCTAGCCATTCGCCGCCATCGTGCTTCGCTGTCACCTCTGGCGGTACTGGGTCAACGTCGGTGTCGTCTGTGTCGTCTTCATTCAAGGGATTGACTTCTATCGGCACACAAGCGCCCAGATCACCGCATAGTGCGTGAGGTGATGGACCATCTGATCGAAGCCGAGTGCGTTCCAGAACAGCGTATTTCCAAGCTTCTGGGCTGGCGTTGATGTTGGATACTCTGCTGCGATAAGCGGCTTCCAGCGGCCCATATAGCGATGCCCGGCCTTGATCCGATCCATTGTTCCATGAACCGCCGCATCGAAGGCCCCGAACAGGAGACAGCGCCAGAACGGCGCACCTGCGATGGCGCAGATCGCCGAGGTCAAACCGCCGTGGATCAATGCATGCGCGACCAGCGCCGGCAGGAAGTCCCAACCGCGTCGGAACTTTCCAAGGAAGAATGCTGGCGACTGGAGCGGGTAGTCGGCGAGAAAGTGCTTGGCCTGGAACGCGAGTAAGAGAGCGAAGATCGTGATCATCGAAGAGCCTCCAGGACATGCGGGGAAACGTAGCGCGACACGACGGTTTCCCAACCGGGCGGCCCGACGAGCGCTTTCACGATCGAAGACGACACCGCCTCGAGCTCGGGCGGCGGCATCAGGAACAGGTGCGCCGGCCCGTCGGGGGCGATCGTCCGATTGACGGCCACATAGGCGCGCTCCGCCTCGTAATCGGACGCGCTGCGAATTCCGCGCACGATGTAGCCGGCCCCGAGCTGCACTGCGAAGTTCACGAGGTAGTCGGCCCCGATGTCGACGACGTCAACGCCCTGGGGCACGGATTTCTGCACCAACCTGATCCGTGTCTGCAGGTCAAAGCGATAGGACTTGCGCGGATCGGTCGCCACCGCCACGACCAGCGGGTGCGGCGCGTGCTCAATGATCCACTCGTGACCCTTGGTGATTGGATCGAAACTGCCAGCATACACAGAAGTCATCTGCGACTCTCTTTCGGCACTGAGTATATCAAGGTATGGACTTACCAATCGCCGATATCACCCCATAGACGCGAGCTCGCACTGTGGTAGCGACATCGGTAGCCATCGAGTCTAGCAGACCACGTGCGCACAGGTCCTCAACCACGGCTCTCAGCGTCGCCTCTACGCCTATCTCGTAAGCGCTCATCTCTGTCGTGACAGGTTCAAACACGTGCTCCTCCGTGTCATGGATTTCCATTTCTACCATTTTCATCCAGTCCCCCATTGCCCACCTGAGTCAATCGTCGTCGCCTAGAAATGTCCTGATAAGCAAAATGACTGCATAGGTCACGACTGCGACCGTGCAGAGCATGAACACGCCCTCGTCGGTCACTTGCTGGCGTCTTCTGCGTCTAAGTCAAACAGGTCGCGGCACGCCTGCTTATTCGACGCTAGTTCGTTCTTGCAGATGTCACATGCGCAAGAATCGAAACAGTTGCAGCAAGAGAACTCATACGTAGTCTCATCAATCGGCAATTCGTCCCAGTCATAACACCAGTGAGAGAACTTGCCAACCAAGGGTCTGCCTTGCCATCGCTGACAATCCTCTTTCCATTCGGGTGAGTTAACGAGACGAGAAATATCGTCGGCGTTCATTTCTTGTCTTCCAATTCGAACTGCAAATGTTGGATGGCCTTGCGCAGGTCTTCCGCATAGTGACCCTTGAATGGCGCTCTCAGGATATACGCAACTGCTGTCCCGCAATTGTAGGTGCATTCGAATGCCCGAATGACGTGGCGTACTTCAATGCCGCCCTTGACATAATGTGATGGATTGACAGGGTCGGACTTCTGCCCATCCATTGAAATAGTGGGACGCGAACAGAAGTGACCTTGCTGTGTCGGGAAGTGTTCACCGCACCCTGGGCACTTCGTAACGGTAACGGTGCTCACTTCAATCCCTCCAACCAGCTCTTGAGTCCAAACAACGTATAGAACACCGGTATCCCTAGCCAGTTCGCTTCGCATATCTCATCGCGAGTGCCTGACGACTCTTGCCAGCCTTCGGTAAGGACAACGGCGTCACAGCGCCTCATGAGTTCCAGGGTCGCCTCGAGCATGAACTCCTCAGGGAACTCCTTGTGGAATGACCTCGTGTTCGCATGTGGAATGACGGGGCTCGCTCCTAGCTTACCGACTTCTTTCCCGAGGGCTTCGGCGCGAGCGATGTTGAACTCGACGCCTTCGTCAGTGTCGGAACGAAAGGGGCCGGCTACGTAGACCTGGCGCATTAAGCCGCTTCTCACAACCACCTCCGAATCAGGTAATCACAGCTTACAAACATAGGGTCATAAGTTCCGTTTCTGACCTCGCTTTTGCGCCAAATACCCCGTTTGAAGTTGTCCGAACCATGGGCATAGGCTTCGCTGTGCGTGTAAGCAGCTCCGCTAATGAGCCCGATATGATGCGTCGCATGGTAGGCCACATCAATCTTGTGTGAATGCCCAACTGAGATGCTGGAATGCCTAACTCTCAACAAACCAGCTGCTGTAGTGATTGCGGTACCAGCCGCCGTGGGAAGGTAATGAACATATTCTAAATTGTCAATGCGCGCAATCTTCAGGAACGGAAATACCTCAAACCCGGCCGCCTTGAACCCAAATGGATCGTCTGAGAAGAAGCCAGAGAAAGCAGGATTCTCGTCAACGAAGCGATGCAAACGGACGTCGTGATTCCCCTCGGTGATTACCAGGCGCGGTTGATACTTATTGCGTCGTCCTTTGTTGTACTTGCGAATTGGCTTCATTAGAAGGTCAACCGACGCCCTAACGCTGGCGAAATCATCGCGCAACCGACGACCCTCGGCAGATAACTTGCCTTTATCGTAGGACGACAATGAAAACATATCTGGCCAGTCACCGATTTGAACAATTACATCTGGCTGTGCGTGAACCGCATAGTTCCCGATAGCTTCTAGATGCGACCAGTCAACGTCGGCGCGCACCTGTAGGTCAGGGATAAGCAGGTGGGAGCGCGGTCGCCCTAACCGCGACACTTTCCCTCGAGCTCTTGCAACCACTCTCGGGCTATCAGGTAATTTCTCTCGGCCAATGTGTGTGCTCTGCGTTTCTTGGCTAACTCGGCAGATTTGATGTCTACCAAAGCGTTAGCGTCACGGTGATTTGTTGGTTTCTTCATAGCCGTCTCCTCTTCCGACCCAGTTATTGAACTTCAGTAGCCCTTGCTTAGACATGCATTCCAGCCAAGTCATGCTCTCGTCTAGCCATCCAGAGACATGGTCTTCAGCTGCGTCGAAAGCATGTTCAAGGTCGCGCAATGGCGCATGGCAGGCGGTCGCGGACTCGATGTCATAGTCATCGCCTTCGCCGCAAGTCTTCTGCCATGACGTACTGCTCACGGCTCGCCCTTGATTGCGCGTTCGTGACTGACCAGGCCGTCTCGAATGATGAGGATAGCGGTTGACGAAGCTTCCTCTAGCGCCGTTCCCCCGGCGCCATTCGGCGTGAACAGGCCGCCCTGCATGCCAGCAATCACCTCGAGCACTCTGCACGCAACCTCAATCACCGATACCGGATAGATGGGCGGCTTAGGCGCGGGAGACTCGGTAGGGCTGTCTGTGCTGGTATTCTTCATGTCACAGGCTCCAGCCAATACCGACGTACTGACGACGTTGTGCAGCTTCATTTCGGTCCTCATGATAGCAGGGCAGAATCAGCCCACAGTGACAGCGGCCAGCTTTGGCCATCGCGTCAAACTTCGCGTCTAGTTCGCCGAGTCGCGAAGGCTCCTGTCTACGCCGGGCCTGAAGCCAGGCCTGCTCCACCGCCCTGTAATGGCATCCCATAATCGCAGCGGCCTGTTTAGCGGTGCGTCCGGCCAGTTTATGCTCCCAGGCCGCACGTTCAATCGGCGATAACTGCTCAATTGACACTGTCAACTGAACCATGACGCGCTCTTTTGCGCGCGGGTTGCAGACCGGGAGCCCATCGGCATCGCGGGTGCGATGCTTCGCGCAACTCCTGAGCCCAGGAAGCGCCTGTTCACGGCATCCCCAGCATTCGCCGCGCGCACGCTTGGCGTCTCGGTATCGGCGGGTCTTCTCTGCGCTGGACATGCCCATCACAGTCCCAGCGCTTCTCTTCGCTCCTGCGAAGACTTTCCCCAGGCAAGCACCACGTCCCTTGCCCAGACCATAAACGGCTCTCCTGGGCGGGCTGGATGCTCTACGTAGAGCCTTGGTGAACCACCGACCTTATCGATTAGCGAAACCGTGAAGACGCGGTCGTTGTCTACTCCATAGACCTTGGCTTTGGACTGCTCTTTGATCCTGACCTTGTCGCCCTTGCAGATTCGTGCCGGCATCGGATTACCCATGATGTCCTCCTGCGTCTCGTTTCTGTTCCTCTCTGAATCTCTCAGATGCTGCCAAACGCTCCCGTTCGCACTGTGCCGCGAGTTCGGCTGCCTTCTGGCCCATCGCCTCGGCAATCGCGACTGGAGGCCCTGAGGGGCGCGCTGGCGCCGTCTTGATGGTCTCCAGTTTCCCATTCACGCGCCGCTTGAACTGAACTGGGTCAGGAACGTTCTCCCAACCTCGTTCATTCAGCCAGGTAGACAAGTGCTGCGAATACCCATCGTGCCAACCAGCGGTCGACATCCAGAGCAACCAACGTTCAATGGTTAAAGTCAGGGGTGGTTTATTCTTCTTCCAGGCTTTAAACGCGGGATGTTTATTTCCCTTCTTACCCCTGCAAGCACCCCAAAGGGCCTCGAATTCAGAGGGGTACTCCGCTGCGTCGCCACGGCCTTTCTTGGCTGTTTCTGCGGGGATATCAACTCTTTGGAAGAGATCCAAAGACGGATCCGGATCCGATAGGTCAGGAATGGAATTCAGATCAGAAGAAGAAACCCCCAAAATTGCCGGTGGGTTGCCGGTGGGTTGCCCGTCAGTTGCCGGTGGACTATAACTTTTAACCAAACGCTCCTGGCTCTGGTACTTCATGCCGCAATCACACTCCCTGTCCCTGACCCGAATCTCCGACTTGCCAACGGCAACGGACACGGTCTTGACTACGCGGGTGTCTTGTCCGCATCTGCACCTCATTTAGCATTGGCCCCTAGCGCCTTTGTCTCTTCGGCTGCCATCCAGGCATTGAACTCCCTGTTGGAGTGCCGTCTTTCGATAACTGCATTCCTGCTCAGATACTCGAACGTCTCCTTGGCAACGACACTGCCAGTTAGACACGCGAGAATGATCTCTGCCGTGGAGAACACCGAGGCCGCCACGCCTTCGGCCTCCTCATGCGTGTTGACTTTAACGTCGGTATTTCCGTTGGATACCGCGTCCAGACCTCGGGCGAAGCCCAAGAGTGTCTCTAGTTCGGGCACATCAAGTGTTCCAATGGCCTCGTTTAACTCAGTTTGTAGCGACGTCACATCGCTATGGCAGTCCTCGCACAGGGTGTCGTAAATAGCGTCTTCGTATTCCCACGGCTTAACGCCCTTGCGATATATGCGGTGATGCACGTGAAGCGTCTTTGTGTCACTGCCACACCGAAGGCAGGAGAACCCATCGCGCTCCAGTATCTCGAGACGCTTACGCTGCCAGCGAGGATCCTTGAGGAGCTCGGCATAACGCTTGTATCCGCTCACTTGCCCTTGGTCCTCGCCTGCAATCGTTCCAGCCAAGCAACGGCGCAAGCTGCCACCTCCACCAACTCCCTCTCCAAGTCAGTCCCATTCTCAGCCGCCAGTGCCTCTGCGACCTCTTCCAGCAGAATCACCGCGCTACTCGGCTTCCCCGTCTTCAGTTCATCGGCCGACTCGTTGCGCGCGAAGTGCTCTAGCCAGTTCCATTGACTTCCCGTGCCATCGGCTATGGTCTCCTGGCCTGGATAGAGCTTCTCCTGACGCGCGCGTTCGTTGTTGATGGCGTCGTAAATGCGAAGACGACTCATTGGCGCAGCCATCCGCGAGTCATCAGAATCACGCCAATCATCACGAGCGCGCCTAGGCTGACCGTGATGCCGAACCATGGAGCGCTATGGAGTGCGGCCCATTCGACGAGGGAAGTCACAGGACGTCCTCGGGCTCAATGCCATCCTCTTGTAAAGCAAGGATAAACGCTGCGTCTAGAGCCACCTCAACTTCGGCTTGCGTGCGAGAGGGGGCGTCATTCCAAGACGGAAGGCCGAATTCATACCCAGTGGCCGCCCTGATCAAACAGTTAAGATCAGGTCTCACGCCTGCGGAGTGACTTCCTGGTTCACCATCGACAGCGGCATTGCATGCGCCCTGAGCGCAGACATTCCCGTTTGTATTGCTGAACCACCCCTTATGCCAGCCGCGTTTCCGCAGGATGTCGCCAGCCCTATAGAACACCTCGTAGGCCTTCACTTGCGCACCTTCCGCAGCTCCGCGAAGTGCCTATCAGCCTCGGCTAAGGCCATCTTCTTGGCTGACTGCCAAGTGAAGCCGACTGCGCGCAGCTTCGTCTCGACCAGCTTCTGATACATCGACCGAGACATGGCTAAGCAGCCCTCGCCATCGCGCGAACCGCCTGGAAGACCATTCCCGCCATGCGGTCAATACGGCGTTCGGCCTCACCTTCGGTGATTCGACCCAAACGCAACTCAGCGCCAGTCAAGAGAATCCGACGAGCCAGCTCCTGAGCTGCCTCCCACGGCACTCCCTCGACTACGAACAGCGCAGCGAATTGCTGGACTGACGTGTCGTCGGTTTCCGGACGGGTATCCGAAGATGCCCCCTCTTTCAGGGGGTGAGATACATGCTGATGATGTACTGCATGGTCGTGCGTTGACATCGCTTACTCCGTTCCTGAAATCACCAAGAAGACGTCGCGCTGCAACTCGATACAGTGCCACCCATGCCGTGAGGAGCGCGCCGTCTACCTGGTGATTCGAGGAAAGTCGTCATGAGTGGCGAGTTCAGTTTTTCCATACCTCTTCCGTGTCGTCAAGAGTGTATTTGCCAGTACAGTTGGCCAAGACGCTAACATGCTGGAAACATAGGACTAGACGGCCCAAAAAAAACATACTAGGGACTATCTTTTTGCGAGAGCGTGACTATCGGCGCTTGTCGCCGATGCCGCGTTCGATCGCTTCTAGTGCTTGCGCGAGGTCGCTATCTGCGTCTCTCGCTCGCTGATTCACGTAGAGCAACGTCGTGATCAGGTGCTCGTGTCCAAGCATCCGCTGCACGGCCGTGACCTTCGCTCCGCTGGCTATGGCCCTCGTAGCGGCTGCATGGCGATTGTCGTGCAGGTGCGCCTTAGGGAACCCAGCGGCGTCTGCCGTCTCTCGAAACCAACGCGAGAAGCTGTTGCCGCTGAATGGTTGCTCGGTCTCAGGGTTGGTCAGAATCCATGGAGCTCGCACGTGTCGCGGAACCGCGCCGATAGCCTCGAGTAGTCGACTCGTAGCCGGCACCGTGCGAGCCTTCTGGTTCTTGCAAGCCTCGGCGGATAGGTGAATGCGCTTTCCACGTACATCTACCCAGTCATGCTGACATAGGCGTATCTCATTGCGTCGCATGCCGGCATCAGCCGAGGCCAGCACCACGTAGCGCATCCTGACGTCAGCCTCTCCAAGCTGCTGCGTGATGTCGTCCTCGTCGGGCGCTATCTCTCTACGGCTCCGCTCGCGCACCTGAGCGCGTTCTAGCGGGTTATGGGGGATGCGCCCCTCATCGACTGCCCATCTCAGCATGGCCTTTAGCGACACGAGCTGCTGGTCAACCGAACAAGCCAGGCGCTTGCGCCCGACCGCCCATTCCTCTTCTAGCTTGGCCGCGCGGTAGTCGGTCCAGTCTAGAACCTTCAGGCTCATGACGTCGCGCTGACCCAGCGGGGGCGTTCCAGGCATGTAGACGAAGTCGCGGATAGCTCGCAGGTTGCAGCCAGTCACACGCCAGCCGCGTGTCAGCTTCTTAGCCGCCTCGTAGCGCTCTATAAGCTGCGCCACGGTTATGACGGGCGCGGCTGTGCCCTGCGTGCGGCGCTGCAATACGTCCAGCGCCCGCGCGATGAGTTCATCGTCGGTCATTCGGAGCGCTCCCCCTGAGCGCGCTTCGAAGTCACAAGACGCAAGCGGTCAGTGTCGCGTCATGTTTCTGGCACATCAACGGTGTGCCTACGTAAGAACTGTAAGCGAACTAGCAAATTGCTAGGCTAACTATTGAAATCTACTGTTTCGAAGCTCCTAGGATTACCTAGCGCGTCAGCGACGGTAGAGCTTGGTTTCGAAACAGGACTGACACACGAGTGATACCCTAGACGGTTTCACTTAGGCTGCGTCGTGTCGTAATCGTATCCAGGGACAAGGATGCGGCGTAGGCCCATGTCCTCGTCATAGATCCAAGGCAGTCCATCGCTGTCGATGTAGGTCACGACGATGACCGACGGCGCCTCCCCTTTGGTCCCTTTTTGCTTCTGCCATCCAGGACGAGGGATGTAGAGCGCCTTTTGGTCTACGAAACGAGGCCTCATCGCGCCAACTCCTTAGAGTGCGTGACGGTATCGGCATCTAGAAGCCGGTCGACGATGCGATAGACGCGCTTCTCGTCAACCGTAGTCATGCCAAGGCAATTGCTGGCATCGCATCCGGTGGCCGGAAGAAAGCGCCATATCGACTCCATGATCCTTGTCCCGTTTGGAAATCGTGTTTTTACGCCGGTCATACACGAGGTGAGCATCCCCCGGTGACACTTGCGGCACCATCGACAAGCCTTCACCAAGACGATCATTCCCGCATGCAACTGCGAGAAGTCTGTGACAAGGTCCGCTTCCTCACCGTTGATCTTCATGGCCGCCTCGCCTTCACTTCGGCTATCCAGGTCTCAGCCTCTGCCATCCGTGCAGCCTTGGCCTTGCTAGCCGCATTCGCTGGCCTAATTTCCTTCGGTCCCTGAATCCACGAACCTCGGCGCCTATTCGCTACAATCTCGAGGGCAGCTGCGCCAGCCTGACCCAAGGTAATGGTCTTCGCTCTCATGGTTCCTCCGTGCGCCACCTCGGTACCGCCCCGAGCCGCCAACATGCCTTCCGGGCTGTCAGCGTTCTATATTGCGTGGCGCAAAGCCGGCAGAGCCGGCGATAAGCTAAAACGCGATGTTGTCGTCGTCGTTACTGGGAGCCTCGTCAGACTTGAACTGCGCCAGCGTACCGCGCAGCTCCTTTGCGAGGTCCTTCAACTCGGACTTCGACATGCTGGTATCGACGCCGATGCGAACGATTTTCAGCCGCACCTTTCCCTTGTATTCCTCCTCGTCCACCGTGAACTGGAACGCCTTCGTGGGGCGCTGGTCGGCGAATGCGTCGAGGTCGTTACCCTCGAAGCCGAATGAACGCAGAGTGCGCAGGGTAATGGTGGTAGCGCCTCCCTTGAGGTAGCCGACCCACTCCATGGACTCACCAATGCGCGGCCCGCTCGCCACCTCGCACAACACCGTCACCTGCTGTGTGCCGCTAGACGCGCTTTTGCCGAACTTGCACGCCAACTCCTGGCCATCCTGGCCAATCTGCAACGCTACCTGACCTGCGTACTCACCTTTGCTCAAGCTCATTGGATCACGCTCCCTTGCTGTTGATTGGTTGTTTCGGTCTCTTGACCCAGCCGTCCTTGGGGCTGTTGATGACATTCTTTGCTGACCACTTCTTAGTGAAGTCCTTATCCCGGAGTTCGGCCCACATCCCGATGTCCTTGCAGCACCGAGAGATGCAGTTCGTTTTTGCCCCCTCCAGCGCCGTACCGTAATCGCTCTTGGGATTCGACCTGATCCAGCTACCATCGCCCGTGGCCTCAGCGATGAAGCGCCCAAGGATCCAAAGCTGGCCAGTGTAGTAGACGCGCGGTTGCTGCTTGCCTGCCTTGTCTACGTTGTCCTTATCGACGATGGTCGAAACAGGCTTGATGGCCCATCCGCCGATGCCGAAAGCCTTCTGTAGACGCTGCCTAACCGCCTCTCCTGACATGTATAGGATGCCATCATCGGGACGCACCGAGATTTCATCATCGGTCAACGGAGCGCCTAGAACCGCCTGCGCATCGATAGAGAACGGACTGGCAGCGATACCAACGAACACGTCATTCGATGGACGTGGCGATGGTTCAATCTGCTGCGGTTCCGGTACCACGATGGCCGTCTCTGGCATGCTGACTACCTTTAGGTCTGTGATTGTCTTCGGCTCATCCACTGGCTTGCCCTCCTCTTTGACGGCCGTTTCTGTGTGCTCGCTGTAGATGTCATCGAAAGCGATAGGCACGTCCTTGCGCAGTTCGATAAGTTTGCGGGTCGTTTCGTAGTCGAATCCTTGGATTGCGGCCGTGATAGCTGGCGTAAACTGACTGCTTTCCATGGCCTTGACGACGCCGTTCCAATCGCCGTTAGCCTGGAGCATCGCCGTTGCGCGCTTCTCCCCTACTCCAGGGCATCCCTTGATGTTGTCTGATGGGTCGCCTACGAGAGCCAACCAATCACCAATTTGTGAGCACTTGACGCCGAATTTGGCCTCAGCCTCGGTTTCGCCCCAGATGGCCCACTCGCTTCCATACGTTCGGAGTTGGATGACCCCAGGCCGCAATAGTTGCAAAAGGTCTTTGTCAGCCGAGCAGATAGCCACGGTATGACCGCGCTTAATGGCCTCTTCTGTCGCGGTTGCAATGACGTCGTCGGCCTCGAATCCATCTGATTCCCAGAGCAGGTAACCGTCTGCCTCGAGCTTACCCTTGACCTTGTCTAGCGTCTCGTAGAAGACGTCTGCGAGCTTCTCTCGCTGTGCTTTGTAGGTCGGCGCCAGTTCCTTACGCCAACTCTTCTTAGAATCCAGGCAGATGGCAACCAGCGCGTTAGGGTCCTTCTTGGTGCATCTGGCAACGGCGTCAATGGTCGCGTGGAAGGCCACCATTGGGTAATTCTCGTTAGCGTGCCACGCTGGATGCCACAGGGAAGATAGGTCGATCAAAACTACGCGAGGCTTAGCCTCGACGGCTGCTGCGGTCATGGCTACCAGAACTTCCGAATGAAGTGGTATGCAACCCAAATGACGCCAGCAATCAGACCGAGGTTGAACAAGATAAAAATCGGCGCCGTTATCGCTGCCAGTCCGAAGACGGTTCTTTGCTTGCGTTCGATATCACGATGCATTTCACGCATGTTCATGATTGGAGAGTCTTTGAATGGATCATGTTGATTGAAAAGCATCTCTTTCCTCCTTGTGGTCGAGTTTCGTTACTTTAGTCCCAACTAGCTGCAATCCGTGATGCGCTAGCGCAGAAGGCAAATAGGCCAGAAATGGCGCACAGTAAGCCAGGTCGTATTCGTCAACTGTCGCGCCGGGGTAAAGACATTGCACGTATTGCAGGGCCAGTAGCCGATAGACACTTTCCAGGAGCGTATGGGGCAATGTCATCGATGAAATCCCATTAGATTTAGGACGACGTTGGCGACGATGAAGAACGTGATGATTGCCAGAATGCGCCAGAGTCTCATTTAGTCTCTGGCCTCAGGTAAACGCCGCCGTCGTCACACGTCCATGCGCCAGGACCGAACCTCACCGTAGCGGGCTGGCAATTGTGAGCATCCCTGAATCGCTCCCACATCTCTTGCCCTGATGCACGAGGAACGCTTACGGATGCTCGTTCCTCATGGATGCCCCAAAGCATATGAAAGATAACCAGGGCCAAGAACAGTGCGAATAGCCCCGTTACGAGGACATTTGAGGTGGTTGTTTTCACAGCGGACACTCCTTAGCCATGTCTGCGTCGATAATGTCGAAGCACTTCCCACACAGTGGGTCTTGCGCCGGGTAGAACTCGGGAAACGTGCGGTCTGGCACCCAATACAGTTCAACGGCATCGCCGTCATTAAGGCAGCAGTCGCAGCCGAGGCAGTGCTCATGCTCGTCACATGGGGTCCAGTCACTCAAGGCGGCCTCCTGCGCGGCGTACTGTTCCCAGCCCATGACGTTCACGATGCACCCAGTCCGCCAAGAGCCTTAAGGGCCAACTCGAAATGCATGTCCCGACGAACTCCGGGAGGAAGCGACAGGCCGCGCTTGAGTTGCCAAGTAGCAGCGCGAATCTTGCCCTGTAGCCATTCGTTCGTGGCGCAGAGCAGACGATTGTCGATGGCCGCCGAGTCGAGCGGGGCGGCGGTACGGGTGATTTCGTTGTCCATGAGTGAACACTAACAACTGTTCACATCGCAGGCAAGAAAAAAGGTGTTCACAGGGCGAACTTTCTTACGCCAGCCCGCCGGGCCAGTGCTTGAAGTCAGCCGGCCAGCCGGTCAGCTTGGCGATTTCCTCTGCCCTGGCGCGAGGGATGGGCCTATCGCCCTTGCGCTGCGCGGAGAGCAGGGATGGCTGTGTCCCGATGCGTTTAGCGAGGCTGCGCAGCGTGAATCCCTTGGGCTTAGCCGACCGAATGACATCAAAGAATGGGTCATCTGATGTCGCCGAACGACCCTTACTAATGGCGATGCGATTCTCTAGTTGCATGCTGTTCACATCAGTGTTAACACTAGAACCGTGAACAGGCAAGAGGTCTTCTGCCAGGTCGGCGATCAGCTCAGCCTGAGCCCTCAGCAAGGCGGCCAGCTTCGCCTCGGCGGCTATGAGGTCAGCGGCTTTCTTGTCGCGGTCACGGCGAGCGCGGCTTACTTCAAGGTCCAAGGGTCGGCGCGACACAGGCGGCCAATTTACCCAGGAAAGCCTCCGCGTCCAAGGCCTATCACGGTGTCGAGATGAATAGATCGCGAGCTGCCATTATATCGGACCGTCTATGGCACGAAGGAAATAGAGCTTGGCATCAAGCGCTAGAGAAGGCTCGCGAGCAGGGTCTTACGCTTTTGGAGTTGATCGAACGGCGCGTGCAGGACTGGAAACGGGCTGACGAACGTCAAAGGGAACTGGAGGAGAGACGATGAACGACGAGACGAGGCATCCGGAGCGACGTGCGGGGCAGCGAATAGCAACAGGCTATGGATGCACCTACGGCGACCGACCCGGCGGTCCGTGGTGCCCTGCCTATGATGAGGGAGAAGACGGTTGGAAGTTATGGAATGATGCTGTTTCAACCGGAATGAAAGTAGGCGAGGCACTGTGCCCAAGCCATGCCTCTGCCCACGTTCCGCATCTCTCCCCCGCGCCCGCAGCCAGGGCGTGCAAGGTGCCGACGTGGTGCGGTATGAGCGACGACTCTTCTGTCAACGAAAGGACGGCGCAGGGAATGGCACGATCCGAGGCCTACCACGCCGACGAGAGCGGCAACTACGGCATCATTCGCGGAGGCATCGTCTATTGCTCCGATGCTTGCCTGCCCCCGCTCGCAGCGCAGCCGGCCGAGGCGATCCGCGAGCGTCTACATGCGTCGCCTTGCTATTGCGCCGACTGTGGCTACGACCATCCCGCCGAGCAACCCAAGCCGGCGGCGAAGGGGCCGCAACGGTGTGAAAACAACGACTGCGAGACGCCCCTTCAGAACGTGGCGCAGCGCTGGTTCGCCTACAGCGACGGCTCACGGCGCGTGATGCTGGAGTGGTCATGCGAGCCGTGTCACCTACGCGATGAGGTCGAGTTCGCCGGACTGATGGCGTTCGAGACCACGGGGGTCACCGGCATCCTGCGCAACCCTGCCATCCCCGAGCGCATCGTCAAGCCGCCGATGGCTCATATCGCTGGGATGCACGACGACGACTTGATTGGAGGTGCGCGGTGAGCACCGGCGGAGATGATGCAGGCGCACGCCAGAGATTCCACGACAAGCTGCGCGCGGCTATTGTCGAGCCCGCGCCCCAACCGACAGCCGACGCGGCGACGCGGGAGATGCGCCTACTTGGCGACACCAAAGAGCGCGAGCGGTATCGGGTGGCCTTTCCGAGCGGCGGCGTCCCATGGTCGCTGTTCGAGCCACACCGAGAGCAGGCGCAAAAGAACCACGGTCAGGCGCTGGAGCGATTGGCGGAGCGCGGCGGCCTCGGTCCCGACGAGATGCTCGCCATCATCGAGGGGCGCCGATGGCATGCCATGGACGAGGCGGATGCGCTCGCCCAACTGAAGGCGCTCGTACAGCCAGCCGCCCCTCCCGTCTCGGGCGATG